CCGGAGGAGTATGTAGTATATCCTTGCCAACCGCTGGGGTATTAGATGAAGGGAGAACTATTACAGTCGCCGACGAAGATGGTAACATCAGCCTAGGAGGCAGAGGAATCCTGGTTTCCGGAACTGGGGGACAACTGATTGACGGAAGCAGTAGCGTTCTTATGCAGATAGATTACATGTCGTTAACCTTTCTCTATCGAAATGGAAACTGGAAAAAAATATAATACAATATGTCGTACACATATACTGACGAAATTAAATTTAAATATACTAACAACTTTGATTCATTTGGAAGATTGCGTATGTCTCAGCCTTTTACTCTTTTTGATTCAAGTCACCGATACAAAGACAACGGATTATGGGCAACTGAGATTACAAGCGGAGGAAGCGCAGTATTTGACGCCAATGAAGGTTGTGTAGATCTAAACGTGACAACTGCTTCAGGATCTGCCTTAAAACGTGAAACCTATAAAGTATTTCCATATCAACCTGGGAAAAGTCTCTTGGTTCTTAATACTTTTGTCATGGCCCCAGCAAAAACCGGATTAACTCAGAGAGTAGGATATTATGGAACGGCAAATGGTGTATTCTTAGAATTAACAGATGCTAAACTTACTCTGACTAAACGGAGTTCAGTGAGCGGATCTCCTGTTGATAATGCGATCGATCAAGCTACCTGGAATGTAGATCAAATGGACGGAACCGGTCCATCCGGGATAACACTAGATATTACTAAGGCTCAGATACTCTTTATGGATTTTGAATGGCTAGGAGTAGGAAGTGTTAGATGCGGGTTTGTAATAGATGGTGAATTTCGAACATGTCATGTTTTTCACCACGCTAATAATATATCATCTACCTATATAACAACGGCATCGCTGCCTTTAAGATGCGAAATATTTAACACTGCAGGAACTGCAACTAGCAGTACTTTAAAGCAGATATGTTCATCCATAATATCTGAAGGAGGATACGAAATGCACGGAGTTCAGCAGGCTGTAGTTATCCCTATTACCACTCCGGTTGCGCTAGCAACCGCTGGAACCTATTATCCTGTTGTTAGCTTAAGATTAAAATCTACCGCGTTAGACGCAATCGCTATCATTTCTGCTCTTTCAGTCATGGGAGTGGCAACTGGAGTATATAGTTGGAAGATGCTTGAGAGCTGCACAACGGCTGCGGGATCATGGGTATCTGCCGGGACTGACTCCGCTGTTGAATATAATATCACGGGAACCGGAGTATCAGGAGGAAGAACCCTGGCTACTGGCTATTTTGCATCGACTGCTCAAGCTTCAGCTAACATAGATGTTCTTAAAGAGGCACTCTTTAGGTTTCAGTTTGAACGCGATTCATTCACTTCCGATCGTCATGAAATTTGCCTAGCCGTAGCTGCTAGCACAAACACTGAGCTTGTTTATGGATCTATGGACTGGGAAGAGATAACTAGATAGATCAATTGTATCTAGCCAAGAATATCTCTGAATCCGTTCCTAATTCTTGAACTGAGTATCCTATTTCTCCTAAATATTGAAACAGATCAGATCTAAGCTGCGATGCTGGAATAAAGTGCTCAGTTGTTTCTCTCCATTCATCCCAACTTTCAAACAGGATAGGAGGATATTCACTCCGTTTAAGAGTTTCTAAAGCACCTTTTAAAACATGTATTTCGTGACCTTCTACGTCTATTTTAATTAGGCCAATATTTTCTATGTCTAAATCATCTAGCCTCTTTAGGGGTAAGCTGAGAGTGCCGAGAGATCCTTCTTCACGTTTTTCTCCTAGGAATGTAAATCCGTTTCCTCCTCCGTCTTGAGATCTAACATAATACGTTGAAACCGAGGACTCTGATGATATTCCAAAGTTATGAGCCGTTATTTGATGGCTTAATCCCTTTAAGAAAATATTTGCGCATAGGCAATTATAGACTTCAGGATTACATTCAAACGAATAGGTGTGATTTGCATAAGGAGCGATTGACCAACTATAGGTTCCAACATGGGCTCCAACATCTACAAAGTTTTTACCTTTAGACACTAGATTTTGAATACACCATTGAATGTGGCCAGACTCTGGAATTCCAGAACTAAACATCCACTTTCCAACTTCAAGATTGTTGATGAAAAAAGAATCTGAATTGATCTCTCTAAATTCTTTTCCAGGGTTAACTATATACATACTATTTTAAATAAATCATTTTATCGGCAAAGTAGATAAGGGGAACCCTCATTGACTTCGAGTTGGAATCCCAGGTCGAATAGTTGAATTCAATCTCATCTCCATATATGTTTATAGAAAGACAATATTCGATCTTTTCTCCTTCAAATGAGAAGGGGAAACTATGCATGACGGGTTTGCCGTCCTTTTGCATTAGGACCAGGTAATGAAGATATATTCTGGGATTTTCATAGTGAACTGAATGAACTAGACACATTTTAAAATCTCCGTGATCGATGGTTGAAGTAGATCCTCTAAAAAATCTAAAGATTGGAGGAGTTCTAAATTCTCTCTTCTTTTCCAAACCCTCTCTAGCATAAACGGTTAAAGGTGACCAGCTATAGATCAATTCATCTGGATTGAGGAACACCCAGTTTTTTTCGCAAGCAGATCCAGTTGGACTAGGATAGGCCTGATCTATTATTATCTTTTGATTTAAATGGTCGTAAATTCCAGAACAGATTCTATTCCTTTCTTCGGATTCCAAGGTTCTACTGGTTGCTAAAAATCTTACTAGATCTCCATCAGGATAGATTCTAAGATCTTCTAATCCAACAATAGTAGCCGGAAACTGAGGAATCCGATACTCCTCCTCCATTTTGCCTGCACCTATTAGATAATTCAGGGTCTCAACCGGGCGAGATTGAGAGGAATCCCAGGTTATAGGGGATCCATCTGATATGTAATGATATGCGCCATTAGATCTATCTATCCGATAGTTAACCGCTCGAACGTTAGTAACCTCAAGATCACCCATCTTTATTTTACACCAAGATGATGAAGTAAATCCATCGTCAGTTAAAACCTGCTCGGTTTGAGAAACTGCTCCTAATTTTAAAAGACTTTGAGCATAGAATTTAATGTTATTAAAGACTGATTCAATATGAGTAGGATTAAAGGAGAGATAGTTAACACATGCCCTTAGTCCTTCTTCCTTATTATTAGGATAGAGATAATAGTGAAGTATCGTCATCTCGTATTCAAATAGACGATATACATAAATGTTATGATCGATAAAGAGTTTGTCCCCTTCTGGGTAGGCGATTTCTCTGCCCAACTCATACATTTCAAATGCCTTTTTATAGTCTCCGATTTCTCTGAATTTCTTGCACATCATGTAAAGAGATTCTGATCTTTTAGAATAATATTTATGACCCATTAAGGTCCAGTCTCTGGCTTTTTCAATCTCATTTAATTGTAAGTAACAGGATGCTATCATATACTGACTATACCATACCTCTTCATACCATCCACCTGCTTTTACTCTTTCTTTATACCACTTGATTGCTAATTTAAACTGTTGAGTGTCTTTATATGATTGAGCTAAATAGAACATGTATCTTTCGTTCTCAGGCTCATCTATCAAGCCTTGAGTGAGTAGTTTAATGTCCCTTTCAAACTTATCTGCCTTGCTTCCTCCGTCTCCAATATCATTAATCCATAAAGTTTCAAGTGTAGCTCCTGGCAGATCACAGTTATCGGCCGCCAGATATTCATGAGTTACTCCAACTGATCTCCATTTAAATTTAGAATTCATGATTCTAATGTTCGAGTATCTGATTCCAGGAGTCTGCTGGAATATATCATAATTAGATTTAGAAATGCTCAATTGATCTTTACTGAATCCCTCATTTACCAGTATCATGTCAGCATCAACAGTTAAGATCCAGTCACAACCTGAATTTCGAGCTAAATCTAGTGATTCGGTTCGGTTCCACCCGAAATTCTTCCATTCCCGGTGATGGACTTCTCCTGAGACTCCATGCTTATTAAAAAATTCGGTGATAATTTCTGGAGTTCCGTCATCTGATCCAGTATCAACAATACAATATTTATCAATTACTCCGATCGTGCTAGAGAGACACCGTTCAATTACTCTGCTCTCGTTCTTAACGATCATGCACAAAACGATATCTGACATGATTAGTCTTTTATATTTTATATCATTTAAATGGAAAAGGTTTTCTTAATCGAAATTGATATTTAAATCAAAGTTAAAGTATTTAAACTTAGCAGTAAATGTCTTAAAATCTGGAGTATTAGAACTATAGGATAGTTTAAGGCTATCTTGAGATTTTAATATGGGGTTGTTGAATACCACGGATGACACCATGTATCCTTCGTTATTCAGCATCACTAGTTCCATAGGGGAAAATGTCTGTTTTCTATTATTAAAATCTAAATAGTTAAGGGCATTATCTAAGAATATGAAATAGTTTAAATAAGAATCAGTCAATTTAAAGGTGATAGTGAATTCTCGAGTGAAGAGCTCGGGTATAACTACTGAACTTTTATAATCCTGTTTCTTACCAAATAGTCGAGTCTGTTCAACAGTATCCATTGACCAGCCTGGAAATTCAAATTGTTGAACAGTTGAAGACATAAAATCTTCTATATTATCATAGGGAAGAATAAGACTTTGATAATACTTTTTATATTTTTCTTTTATCTCGTCTGCGAAAAAATCTTTCGAGAAGAGAAAAACAAATCCGTTGTTTCTTGCGTTTAAAATCATTATCTACCTGCTTTTGAAATTTCGATCGCTCTTAGCTGCTTAAGAGCTTTTTCTCGACTTGAATGAGTACCTAGAGCAGTTCTTCTCTTTTTACCTTTTTTAGGCTTTTTAGGGTAAACCGCCCATTTTGAACCTACTTTTTTTATTTCCTCGTGTACCTCTTCTAGCTTGTCATAATATTGAGGATCTTCTATTAGATGATCCATTGCAATTTCAACCGCAATATTTAAATCTGAAGTGTGTTCAAGTTCAACAATAGCGCCCTTGATTAAGGATTTAAGATCAAAATCGGATGGAGATTTTAGATCAGCAGATCCGCCTTTAATTCGGTCAGAGTAGAGGTTTACAAATTGATCTGGAGTAGACAGATCATCAACTGTATCCATGACTTCGTCATAAGTTCGATCAGTTTCTTCTTCTGACGCTACCACTATAACTATTTCTGATTCATTTAGAGCAAGTCTGCCAAATCTTTTCATTTTAATCCTCTATTTTTATTATTTATTTACTTTTTCTTCTTCTTAGCCTTTTTAGCTCGTTCCCATAGGGATTTATCAGCCATTTTGGTGGTCTTACCTCCCATTATGAATGAGTTAACCCTGGCCATCGCCCACTGTTGTTGACCGACTCCGGGACGGTGACCAGTTTTCCAAGCTGCCATCCCTTTACTATAAACCTGTCTCAATATGCCCAGAGGAATTTTACTAGCCTTTGCCTTGTTCTTTAGAGCGGTTTCAGATGATTCGTTTATACTCTCAAACCACTGATCATAATTTAAAACATTTCTCATTTTTTACCGTATTTTTTTGCAAAAGCCTTGGTATATTTGCTAGGCTTGGTTTCGTATCTCTTGCCTGACTTTGAATAATCAGCCTTCCATCCTCCATCGGGATGACTTGTATATGCACTCGGATCGTCGTCCTCCTTCTTAGCATGCTTTCTAATTTCATCCTTCATCGCAGCTGCATCCTTAGTCAGATACCCCGGATTTATCTTTTCCTTTTCATTAATAAATTGAGAATAGGATAGAACCTTAGATTCAGTTAACTTTAAAGTTTCTTCCTTTATTATTAACTCTCCTACAACTTCTATCTTTCCGACCAATTCTTGAAAGGCTACCTGTTCAATATCCATGTCCCCTTTAGTAGCAAGGTACAGCTTTTCTAAAAGATCTTTATACTCCTTCTTGGCTTCTTCTAGATCAAATTTACCAGCTGCCGCCTTCTTATAATAAGAAAGTTTAACTTTGAAGTGGTGCCAAGTCAATAGAGCAAGGCCTCCTTTTTCCTTTGCTGATTTGACTATTTTTGCAGCACCTTCTTCTCGGCTATCCGCAAATGATTCAAATTCTTCTCTGTCTTTATCCATTATTTTTTAATTATTTTTAGGGTCAAGTCCCCTGATCCTTTTATTAATCGATGCCAGGTTCCAGCTTGAACCCGAATAGATCCATTAATCCGAGTTGGAGTGCAATCCTCTAATTGAAACATCCAGTCCGATTCTAAAACTGAAGAGATCACTCGGTCTTCTTGGTCTCGATGCCAAGCAAATTCTTCTGAATCTGTAGACTGACTAAATTCTCGAATGAAGACTTCTTCTTCTTCTTCTATTTTACGTTCTATAAAAGGCAACATATCTTTCATTTTACCAGTATCCTGGATAAGTTTTTCCTCCCCATAGGTGGGCATATCTGTTAATTCGGCATGCCCAATAACCTGCCATGAGCCTATCCTTCTTTTTATGACATTGGTGTCGAGCAGCAAAGGATTTTCTGGCTTTAGGATTAGAGACTTTTGCGCTTAATCCCGGGTCGCCGAACTGAATCTTTTTTACCCGCTTAGTCGATGGATTCATCACGTAAACCACATACTTTTTAGATCCACCTCTCATCGGTTTGCCCAATTCAACCTTTCTGCCTTCATACTCGGCCTCATTTAACTGATCTAATTCAAACACAACGTCAAGCGGAACTTCATTGCCTTCCCACATCGCAAATTTTCCAATATCAGTAGTTGAAAAGAGAATGTTGTCTAAGCCTGATAATTTTAGCCTCTTAGATTCAAATAATTCTCTAGCTTCCTTCAATAGATCAAGATGAGATTTACTAAACGGTCGATACACAGATTCGGCAATTGAAAGAGAATTACTGATATGAAAATTTAGACTCTCTGATACTTCTACTGATTGAGATTCATTGATGAACTGTGAATAACTTTTAATTCGGGTTAACATTTTAATTTATTATTTTATTCCAAGTTTAATCCAGGTTCAGCTTTACCGTCTCGATCTAACCAATAGTTTCGAATAGTAGTGCCGCTTCCTTCTCCTTTTTGTTTGACCCCAAACTGTTGTATAGTGTTTCCTTTAAATCGAGTAGTTTCTTCGTTAAATGAAGGATAATAGGTTTCCATGCTTAATTGAAACGATATGGTTACGTCAGTATTATCGTTATAGTTAAAGGTGTATTTCTTGTCCTGTGTTATGCTCTCTGGAAATTTAATCTGTGCTGGAATTCGGACTCCTCTGTATTGAAAATATACTACTTTATTTTTGTAGTAGAAATCCATAATTTTTTCCATGATCTTAAAAGTCTTGTTTAAGTTGTCAACCTTTATTTTAAGATCAAAACTTAGATCTAGAGGAAGACTGTAGAGCATAGAAGAGTAGGCTTTCATTCTCTTTTCGTTATTCTCGTCCCGTTCCTCTTGGGTAAAAGTTCCTCTTACAAACTGGTTAGTGATGTCTCCTGATTTGATTTGAAAGCTAGTCAATGTGATTATTCCTCGAGGAATAATATCATAATTACCTTCTGCAAATTCAGGATATTTACAGTCATCAGGTAGGTCTACGAAAAAGTCTTGCATGAATCCTTGATTTCCTCCTTGATTATAGAAAAAAGGTATCTCGTGCTTTTCAACTTCTCCACCTCGAATCAGGTCGATTATGATCTCTCGATTCATTAGATTTAAAAGAGCCAGGATTGCATTTCTTAAAAATATGTCTTGAGTATTTTTATTTACTATATTTTCATGTTTTGAACTTTTCATATTATTATCTGTTTACTGCTATATAAGGTAGGTTTAATTGAGGTTTACAATTATCGATGATGATTAATTTAGACTCATCTTTAATATATTGTTGACTCAGTATAAATTCATGTTCTTCCTCTTTGATCATTGAATTAAAGAGTCGAACATTAGCTAACCAAACATTAGATGACGGTATATAATATTTATCATCGGTTAAGTTGAATTCAGAAACTGGGATCGAAGACGAACTTGTAAAAATTCGGATAAAGTCATTATGATTCATAATATCAGCTGGATCCTCTTTGATTGAATAGAGATAGACTCCACACTGTTTAAATTCATTTGAAATCGAGATGATAACTGCATGCCATTCTCCTGATTTAAAATTGGTTATCGTGTAATTTTTCTGAATTCCGTTTAGGTCGATTGAGATATTAAGATCCCCTTCTGGCACATTTCCAAAATATTTGACAAATTGTCCAGATATTCTGATTCCCTGCTGTAATTCATTATTATATCCGTTTAGGAATTGAATTGCGTCTCCAGTTTCTGATACATTAAAAAGAGAAGTGAAGGAGAGATTGCAGACATCAGTCTGATTAAACACAGGGGCCGCTTTATAAATTACTGCAGCCTCTCTGATTTTAAATTTTACCAGTTGTTTACCATCAACAGTTGACGTTAGAATCCCTCTCTGCTTCCTAAATGATAGATCCGTATAAGCTTCAATTCTTATATATCTGCCAGGTTCGGAATCACCCACGTGATTAGGAATTGAATCGATCGGCGCCCTTAGTCTAACAAATCTAGAAGAGGCATCCTTGATATTTTTGTCAGACGTTACTAATCCATTATTAAGCCATGATTTAAATAGAGGGCTCTCTTGATAGGCTAAAATTGTCGCGTATTCGCTATGGTCGCCTTCATTTAAACTTGCCAGATTTTCAAGATTCACACTGAACTTATTAGGAGGCAAGTCGCCGGTTATTTGAAATTCTGATTCAACTGATGAAATCATACCTAGATCGTAATAGTTTTCGATCAAGGAAGCATAGTTAAAGCTGTATTTTAAAGGTCTAATTATCAAATCAGGATGAATTGCACCTCTAGCTGAGTCGAATCTGCGGCTAATGGTACTATATTGCTGAGGAAGAGTCCCATCTTTAATATCAGATTTCACTGCCTCTCCAAAAAGTTCTTCAGTAGAATTTATCACATTGTCTAAAAAATTTCTAGAATCATCTGTCAATAACATATCAATATTTGGATTGTACTTTTTAAGTGATACTTTCCAGTATGCAGGTTCCATCATAAATCCTCGATGAAGATAGCTTCCTTGCACTTCATACATTCGGTTTATCAGTGGAAAGTAGAGAAAATCTCGATACCTAGGATGAGATCCTTTACCAAATATTGATTGAAAATACTGACCATCGACATGTACCTCAAATGGAGTTTCAAAATCCAATCCAAAATCAGTAAATTTAGGAGCATTGCTTGGAAACGTGTTCTTTGGTACCAGGATCTTTAGACATTTTCGATCCACATTTTTAAATAGAGTCCATTCTTTAAATATGAAATCGCCGCTGTCAGATTCCGGAACTGTTCTAAAATAAACAACGTCGTGTCCAAACATCTTATTAGCATATAGAGTAAGTTCTTTGTAGATTCCAACTGCACTATCTACATTGTAGGGTTTAAAGGTAGGATCCCCTTTAGCGACAATAGTGCTACATTTCTCATCCGAACATATAGTCACTGGTGAAATGGTATTTGGAACCGTAGAAACCTGAGAAAATCTAAGTTTAATTTCATTGACTGAGATGATGGATGCCAATTCAGAATTGGTCCCATCATCGTATTCATATTTCATCTCAAAATAGAATCCACTACCTTCGTCAAATATGATATCGTCAGCGTCAGCCAGGTTGCCAGGCTCAACTTGAAACCAAAGAGACCAGTCGGTCAGATTTCTAGAATATCTAAAGGATCGGTTTAAAAATGAAAGATTGAGAGCGGCAGGGCTAGCAAAGGTCAAGTCCTCAACCAGATCCGTAAACCCTGTTATGCCAGAAACTGGCTCCTTAGTAGAGAATATTCGGTAGTTCTTACTAAAGGTTAGAGAGTTTTTCTCTGAATCAATTAGCAGTTTTAGGGTGATCTTTGACATTAACCGGATAAGTTTTTATTATTTATTTAAAAATTTATAAACTGATTGACTTAAAAGCAGTAAAATAAATAATAAAAAGAATCTAACTAGATGAATAGCGAACATGTTTTAGACCCGCTGTGGATTACTAAAGGCAGATCCGGATTGGATCCTGAGTACTATAACTATGTACTTTTAGCCGCAAATAAAAAATACAGAGAAAAGCTAGAAGCAGGGGACCTCTCCAGCTTTTATGAAATCTACTTTCACTGTCTAAATCTTAATAACTTAGCGATCGAAGGTAGCATTTTCGAATTCAACATGAAAATGCGCTTAAACGATCCTAAACTAAAGGAGATCAAGGAGAGCCTAAAACATCTTTATCAACTTCCAGAAAATGTAGTTGAAATATTTAAAAATGCTAACTTCCTACTCATCAACCTGTTGATTGACTATCTAGATCAGATTTTAGATACAACTGAAGATACTAAAATGTATTTTGTGAATCCTGAAATTCATTTAGAAAAAGAAATATTTTTAGTTTTAAGCAAGGTTAAGTCGCCCGATTATTCTATTTGGAAGATTAAATTTGATCGTCGATTGAAATTTGGACACTCAGTTGATTTTATTAGAACTGTTCAGTTTGAAGACTCTAAAAGAAGCACCTTAAGCGAAAAAATAAAGGGAATAGGCGATAAGGACTTGAAAGAACTGGTTCCTAACCAAAATGTTTGTTTTGCGGTTTATAAAAATGATATAGATCAAGCAGGATTAGCGATCAGTCTTCTTAATTCTATAATATTCAATAGAGCAATCTATAAAGATTCAAAATTTGAACCTAATATCTTAAATGAACTATTAGAAATTCTAGAAACTGAAGGAGTTCTTCCTTTTACGATGAGGTCTTGGATTTAAACAACATAGCTAAATGAGCCATGAAGCTGTAGTCCGTTTAGAGTAGGTCCATTGTCAATGCTATTAATTCTCCATTTATTAGTAGTCGTACCTTGCACTATCTTTCCATGTCCAATGACAAGGCCCGATGTAATTGCAGTACCGAACCCGACAATGCGTCCAGCTCGAGGAACAAGAGGAAGATCAAATTCATAAGTCGCAGAACCAAGGTTAACTGTTACTGCCAAATTAATAGTAAAGTGAACACTTACCGTTCTTCCAACCCTAGACCATACCATACCGATATCATAAGTAGTCGTTCCTAAAGATATTCCAGAGGCTTCAACATTTCCACTTCTAAATAAATTGGTGGATGTTAACACAGGTTCGGCATAAGGAAAAGAAAATGTTTGACTATGATTGTTAGCCGCATCTAATATTAGTTTAGGAGAGCCCGCTCTACTTAATCCGATGTCACCTGTTGAAGTGTCAGTGTATAAGCCTGAGGTGTCATTTCCCCAAAATGTATAAACGGGAGTAGAAGAAGTAGATACAGCATGCCTAATTAATCCGTTACCTGATGTTGCATTGTCGCCATATACAGTATAAAGGTCTCTAATTACGATTTTAGCAAGGCCGTTGATCGATACACCGATTTGATTAGTGCCTGGTCGATAGAATCCAGTAGCTGGGCTGGTTGAAAATACTATCCCAGGAGCGGACACCGATCCGTTAGCTAATCTGAATTGATTAAGACTTTGATTGAATGAATCAGTTGCACCTGTTGAATCAACTCTAAAATTCATTGCGATCGAGTTATTAACAACAGCGGCAAGAGTAATAGTATCAGACTGCATTAGGAGACCGTTGTGATCTCCTCCACCTGTAGCGCTCGGCTGGCCACCGCTTAACATTACTCCAGGGCGACGAGAAGACGGAACTCCAGAGACTACCCCCGGTCCAAATCTTCCCTGTCCATTCACGTCTAATTTATAAGTAGGAGCAAGGCCTATTCCAAAATTTCCAGCTGAAGTTAATCTCATTCTCTCTAAACCTCCAGCGTTGAATAATAAATTATTACCAGATGCCTCTAATTGTACTACGGTTCCGGCCCCGTCTTGTAATTCAACAACAGGGTTTCCACTTCCATTTATATCACCCATTCTAACTGATCCTCCTCCTTGTGTTATTTGAAGAAGTGCAGTCGGAGCCCCGGTTCCAATTCCAACCTTTCCGTCCGGAAGAATTCTTACGCGATCAACCGGTCCAGATCCATTCGAAGTCGAGAATTGAATTCCAATTAAGGAATTAGAAGCCCCTTGATATGGATTGATAGAACTCCAATTAGAATTATCAGTTGAATAAAATCTGACTCCATTTGGAAGAACTGTATTGTTAGACGAAGTATTAGAGAGTCTGACGTTTCCATTAATATCTATTCCTAAAGAATTTACGGTAGCTCTTGAAGTTCCACCAATTTTTAAATTAATGTCTGCTGAATTGACAGTATTTAATTCAAGGGCTCCAGTTCCAAGATGAAGCAATTCAGTTATACCATTTACTCCACTATTTCGTCTAAGTCTCGCTCCATAATTAGTGTTTGAAGTGTCTCCAATCAGGTCTAACTGTGCAGCGCCATCAGCTGTTCGGTTTGCTCCTATGTTAATCGTAGCGTCCGAAGCAGATCTGTCTCCTACATTTAACACAGCAAAGATATCAGTATCCTGGTTGATGTAGGTTCTAAGATTTAAAAGAAGACCCGACATGCTGGCGTTACCATCAAGCATGAAGAAATTACCACCGTTTAAAATGGTATTTGCACTTGAATAATTATAGGCAATTCCAAGATTTGAAACATAACTTTGAAGAGTAAAACTTACACCATCTGCAACGACATGACTTGCAAATTCTCCTAGTGCTTCTCTAGATCCAATTCTAGTGACTAGATTTCCTTTAAATGGTGGGGTTGGAAAAGGTGCCTCATTATTGTACTTAGCAGTCTTTAATTCAAATACGCTATTGAAATCTATATCAGACAAAGGAGCTAGATCAGAGATGCTAGAATTTAGTTTTGAGGTATAGATATAAGTATTTGTATTTGGATAAGTAGCTCCGCCTCCAGTTACGTTTTCAACAAACTGACCCAGTTTAAAATTGTGCTTGATATCAGTAAACAGAAAATTTCCTAGAGTGTCAGGATGAATTGTTCCAAAGTCTAGATGAAATCTTCCTGGAACTCCAGTTGAATTGTCAACGTAGATACGCTGCAGTGAAGTATATAGATCATCTGGATTTGCTGGAAAATTGATCACATTTATTAGCCCAGCATTCTCATTAAAGTTATCTAAAAATAGAATGTCATTGTTTGAAGATCCTCCAATAACATCGTTTGTGATATCAGAAAGATTGTTTCCTCGATTTACAAAACGGATAAATTTAGTATCGATACCTGATCCAGTTCCAAGTCCTCTTTCAAAAAGAGCACCTAAACTACTAAGATATCCAGAAACGACTGAAGAAAAGTTTACAAGTTGACTCCATGTGCTTCCAGTGTATTGCCAAATTTACCCGTTCACAGTGTCAATATAGAAATCTAGATCAGCAAGACCAGTGAACGTCTGGGACACAGGTGACCCTGATCCTATAAACCAATTATTTCCTCGATCTCCAGTGTCTCCGGTTAATCCTTTAGGGCCCGCAGATCCTTTAGGACCCTTGGGACCAATCGGTCCAGGTTTTCCAACTCCTAATTCTAAAACTTTATTAAAATTAAAATTTAATTTATCAATAGTTATTTCTTGAGAATCGCTATTAAATAATTCCTTTAAATTTATCCTTATTGGCATCTTATATGAATTTAATTTTTATTTTTGGACTGATTAGAGTTCCACCGCTCACCTGTTGATTAAACTCAAAAGACAGTACTAATCTATCAAAATTATTTATTTGTAAATTGTTATTTAGTTTATATCCCAATGTGAACCTTGATTTATCATCTAATCCGTTAACAAACTGAACTGGATTAACTGAACCTGACTGAGTTAAAGATGGATCAGTCTTGGTATAAAATTCTACTGATAAGGTTTCATATAGTTTTAATATATTGACCTTGATATATTCTTTCACATACGACTCAATAGAGTCGAAGTTACCAATGATCTGATTAGAGTCAACTAAAAATTCTTCAAACTTTTGAGTAATTCCATCAGATATTAAATAACGAGTTAGAACTTTATTGATATTAACAAATCCAGCAATTGATGTAGGGGTGTTGTAATATACGATTTCAAAGTCATCAATGTTAATTCCGGTAGGAGAACCTACTTCGCTTACTTGAAAATCTTCTAACTCTATTTCAGTTCGTAAATTTATTAGCTTGCCAATAAAGGAATCGTCCTCCTCTATTCTAAGAGTTCCAGGAACTTCTGTTTTTTGAGTTTTAGTTAGGTATTTATAATGAAAGCCATAATCCCAGTTTGAGGAAAGTAAAAAATATTTAGACCGACCAATTGCTATTTCTCCAGGTATTTCATATCTTGGATCAAAGATGCTATCATTTTCAAGAGATAGGATTTGAGAATCTGATACTTTAATGTGATTGAAATTATCAATCGTCATAAAGTCGTCGATTAAGATATTTAATCGAGTGTTACTTGAATCCAGTGAATTAATATCGCTAGTGCTAAAATTAAATTTA